CACCTCTGTGCCAAACAAGTCGTCAATGACAAGCAGGTCGGACTCGACGAACCTCTCCCAGAAGTCACCGGCATCCGATGGCTTGCGTGCGCTGGTCAGAATCTTGCGGTCGGTAGCCCAGAACAGGCTCTTGACGCGGCCAGTCTCCACCGCCTTGACGGCTAGCCTGGTTGCGCTGGTGGTCTTGCCACTGCCTACGCTGCCGTGGATGTAGAAGAACCTATTGCCCGCCCGCTGCTTGATAGCGGTACGCATCCACTCGGTCCCGGCGTCCACCAACCCCTGTCGGTGCTGGACCTTTCGCCAGCCGTTGAGGGCGTTGCCGATGTGCAGGTCTGGTATCTGATCGACAAGACGCTGACGCGCATCGCGTATAGACTCGTTCAAACACTGCTCGCAAAACGGTGCAGGCTGATACCAGGTGCCATCATGCAGGTCCGGGTCAATGATGGTATCGCACCCACGAGCCGCGCACCTATGGCCAAAGGGCCTGCCACACCCGCAGACCTTGTTCCAAGGTATGTTGTGTTTGTCGATGACAGTGCCGCACGCCGGACATGCGTAGTCACCTGACCGCAGGTCGATACCATGGACGCGGTAAAGCAGCTCCAAAGGTTCCAGATTAACACTGACAGGCACCCTAAACTTGGACCCGCATATCGTGACTGTTTGGTAGACTTTCTCTCCCATGATTCTCTCCGTTTGGTTAAGTGGTTTAGTCCAGGAAGACAACCTTCTCCCCGGTTGGTTTGTGGTGGTTAGGCACAACGGCTCTCAAGTCTTCGTCCTCCCATCGCCGCTGGTTCAGCCATGTTGCAGCATGTGGCATGTACTGCCAAATTTTTGTACGCATACACTCTTTGTACTTCCCGGTCTGCGCGTAACGCTTCACACCGTCGAGCGCTGCCTGACGGTCTGCTGCATTCAACTTTTTCCACGCCTTCTTTGCCTGAGCCTTGTTTACCCTCGGCTTGAAGTCATCCCAGAATAAATCGAAGTCAATAGAGCCATTGTTCTCACTGCTCTTATTATTCTTTATATCTTTAGATATATATACATGGGTCTTTTTAGGTACCTTACTCAGGTAATATGAGGGTAAATCCTCCTCATAAGATACCAAACAGTATCCACCGCCCTTCACCTCTCGGATCAACTTAGCCTTCTTCAGGTTAGCCAATGCTTCAAGCGTGACGCCTGGGTCTAGCATGAGCTTCGGTATTATCTCGTGTGGCTTGCTTGGGAACCAGCCATGCCCGTCACACACAAACGAGTAGAGCATCAGGTACACCAGCTTAGAGTCGTAGCCTATCGTGTGCCATGTGTCGCTCTCGATGATTCTCTGAGGCACCGGCCTCCACCTCTTCTGTCTAGCCATCTTCACACCTCAAGTCTTCACACCGGACAAGTCCGCCTGTCGCCTTCTCTATCTTCAAAGCAGTAACAACATTCGGGTTCGTACCGTTGAGAATGTTGTACAGATGCTGGCGACTAACGCCCGCCCTCTCTGCAAACTCTTTCTTGGTTCCTGGCCACATGGCCATAAATTCTTTGAGTGTCATAGCAACCTCCAGTGTTGACACGCTATGTCAACTCTGGTAGACACGTCAAATAAAAAGAGAGGCGGCCACCACAGCCACCTCTCCAAAACCTTAACCAAAGGGAGTAGGAATCCACTACCTTCGTAACAACCAATAAACGAAGGGAGACGATTATGCAAGAGGGAAGCCCGAAAACAACTGTGTTCGATTTGCGTGAGGGTGCAGACATTATCGTTGCGTCACGTTCGCTTGTCGAAGATGAAGAGATAACAATGGAAGAGTTTAATGAGGTGGTCCTGGAGTGGGCCGAACGAGCCGGTGATAAGTTCATGGGCTTGCGTGCGTACCGTCGCTCGCTTCTTCGAAAGGTTGAGTCGTGTGCTGCTGAGATGGCTTTGTTCAAGAAGCATAAGAAGCGCCTGGAGAAAGACCTGGAGTGGATAGACCAGCTCACGCAGACACTGCTTAGTGCTGTAAAGGATGTCGATGGTCGCCACCGCGTGGAGACTGTGGACGGTGGTTGGATTAAACTTGCGCCTGTTAAGTCGCAGCGCATTGAGATAGACGAGGTTACTGACGTTCCACCTAAGTGGATGCGCATAACCGCTGAACCAAACAAGGCCGAGATAAAGCGTGCTATCAAGGCCGGTGAAACCATACCGGGTGTCCGGTTGGTGGAAGTAGAGAACCAGCGCGTATCATGGGGTAGAGAGAAATGAACCTTACCAATACCAAGGGAATCGGGACCAACAGGCTCAAGGTCCTCATACATGGGCCTAGCGGAGCCGGTAAGACGTTTTTAGCGTCAACGACAGGCAACCATAGCAAGACGCTTATCATTAGCGCAGAGGCGGGTTTACTTAGCCTTAGTGCTTTTGACATCGACGTTGTTGAGGTAGACGGCTACGACAGTCTTCGGTCTGCCTTCTCGTGGGTGCAGGCCGGGTGTCCTAACAGTGGCGACGACCACCTTGAGCGTGAGCCGGGTATGCCATATGAGTGGATTATCCTGGACTCCATCAGCGAGATTGCAGAGCAGGTTCTGCATGGTCTGAAGCGTCAGATGTCAGACAAGCGTCAGGCATACGGCGAGATGGGTGATCGCATGATAGCTTTGATTAAGGCCTTCCGTGACCTGCCTGACGTGCATGTTGTTATGACTGCGAAGCAGGAGCGTGTTCAGGATATATCCGGCATGATTCTGTATGGGCCTTCGTTCCCAGGGAAGATGGTGTCGCAGAGTGTGAGCTACCTGTTTGACGAAGTGTTCGCCATGCGGACAGACACCGATGAGCAGGGTGAAGTGTTCCGTAGCTTTCAGTGCCAACGAGACGCTAGCTACGATTGCAAAGATAGGTCCGGCAGGCTAGACGTTCATGAGCCTGCTGACCTGCACAGTATCTGGAAGAAGATAGCCAACAATCCAAAGGAGAAATAAGATGCCTTCCATTCAAATTGACTACGATAGTTTTGACGACGCACCTTCGGAGATGGGTGTACTCCCAGAGGGTCAGTACAACCTCAAGGTGCTGGGCTCGTACTTTGAGCCGTACCTAAGCGGCAACGGTGTTGCTCTTGTGTTCCGCCTGCAGGTACAGGACGGCCCGTACTCTGGCCGCATCTTGTTCCACAAGCCTGCCTACAAGCACTCCAGCGAGAAGTGGCAGGGTAAGGGTCACAAGGACATACGTGACCTGCATCGAGCCTGTGGGTTCGAGACGCTGGAGGACACGGATGTGCTAGACCAGAAGCTGTTTAAGGCGCAGGTCAGCATTGATTCGGGTGAGGGTAAGTACAAGGACCGCAACTTTATCCGTCGCGTTATGAAGTACGACCACCCGATTAACGTGAAGAAGAAGATTGTCAAGGCAGTCGAGGCTCAGAAGGAGCAGTACGACGACGATGACATTCCGTTCTAGGCTTCCCGGATTTCGCAGTCGTATGGGTAGTAGCGGACTGCCAACCAGGCTTCCGCTTCTGCCTTCGACTTGAAACCTTTAGAAGACTCATGAGGTAGAACAACCTCACAATCGCCCGCTAGGCCGTACACTAGGTACTTCTTGGCGGGCTTTTTTTCTGCCTTCTTAGGAGCTGCTTTCTTTGCTGCTTTTTTCTCAGCCATTATTTTTCCTCACGGATGGTGATTGTGTTGACCTCTGCTTTGGTGGTCACGAGCTTTTCAATCTCGTTCACCACTTCCATCAGGGTCTCGCCCAGGCTCTCGCCAGCGCTGACCAGTGCATCTATGTCCTGGTTGAGCTTGCCGAGTTTCTTTAGCATTTCTTGAAGGTCGTCCATTAGTCCCTCTTACATGGGGTTGTGGCGGTTGCCTCAAGGATAAGATTGCCATCGACTTTAACGATAACCTTGCAGGGGTTCTGCTTGATAGACAAGTCTAGGTTGTCCCCCTTAACGTAGCGCGTGCAGCCTGACAGGAGCGTAGCCAATGCGGCCAATACTAATAGTGCTTTCAATCTGGTTTCTCCTCTTTTTCTTCGACCTTTTTATGCGAGGTATCAAGGGCGCTGGTAGTTACAAACCGGAGCCAAATCATAAGGACACTGGAGATAGTGGTACTCCAGGCAGCTCCGAGCGCCGTTGAGTCTAGCTGAACTGCTTGGCTGTAATACAAGCACAGGGTTGTCAGGCTAGCCGTCAGCATTGTGATGGCCGTCCTGATTGTCTTACTCTTTAATGGATGTTTCATTAGGTAACCTTTCCTAAGCCCACTCGTGTGGACTTGCTCTTGACCTCTTGGATGGTAACCCTTTCCGAAAGGTCTTGTAACTTTTCATGTAACCGGGCTCTACCCTCTCTTGCTTGTCGGAGGTCTTCCCGAATCTCGTGCATCTCAGACTGCATGTTCTTAAGACTGTTGTTGATAGATGAGACACGAGTAGACACGTACCAAACAGCGCCAACGATAGTGACGATGTTGCTCGCCATCAAGCTGCCTATTTCATCCATGACCAACCTATCCTCTCCAGCGTGCCCTGGTTCCTCGACAGTCGTAGTGTGTGAAGCCACTGTAAACTCCGACACCACCTTGGTCCATCTTGCCTTCCTTAATCAAGTCTTCGATAGCATTAGCTACGTCTTGAGGGCTCATGCCCCGCACCTTGATGTCGGCTGCGGTTCCCTTAACGTGCTGAGACGTGGGCTTTGAGCCTATCTTGGTGTTGTAGGTTAGGTTGCGAAACCCGCTAATGATGGTGATAGGTTTGCCTATTTCATCCCTCAACGCCTGGAGGTTCTTGGCACACTTGGTCACATTGTCAATTAAGTCCCAGGGAACTCCGGTGCCATCGTGGGTCTTCCATTCCTTGAGGTGAAAGTTCTTGGTTATCTGTGGATCAATCATCTTCTTCCTCTTTTTGAATTGCAGGGAAACCCTCACGCGGACCTTCTTCAGGTACCTTATACGTCTCTATCGTTTCTTTTGACTGCTTAGTAAGTCTTGGACCCATCAACCCAAGGGCCTCGTCCAGCAGGCGCAGGTCGATGTTGTCTGTGTCGGTTGTTGGCTCTGTTTTGTATAGGCCGGTGAGCGCATCGAAGTATTCCCTTTGGCCTGTCCTGGGGTTCATTCTGTACTTGCGTTTAACAAGTTCCCCTTTGCTGTTCCTCTCCATGGAGAACAGTGGCTTGCCAAGACCCTTTGCCTTATCACTTCTTAGCATGTCTGTGACATTGAGAGCTGCTGTAGAAATTGTGTCTAGGTTTCGTATTGCACCGTCCACAATTTCTCTCATCTGGCCCCTGTGTTTTAAGAGTTTGTTGAGGCGCTCTTGTATTTCATCTGCCCTGTTGCCGTATCTTTTTCGGTCAACGCTCTCGGGGTCTCCCGGCTCCGTCGCTATCTTCTTGAGTTCGTTGTTTACGTCAGACAGGAAGGTTGAGTTTAACTGCCGCCTGACTCCGCGCAGGTACCTCTTCTTGTCTGAGCCCACATCTCTCACATCGAAGCCAATAGATGTTATCCGCCTCATTGTGTCTGATAGAACGTCAATGCCGTTCTTGCTGAGTTCTTCGTAGTCTGGTGCCTTAAACTGCTTGAGCCTTGCAGACAACCGTGACTTCAATGCTGCAGGAAGTTCAACGCCTTGCGATTCAAGCTCTGCCATTCCGCCGTC